CTACAACATCAGCGGCGGCGGGAACACCGAACAGATACGGACGATGATTGAGGAGCATGACGAGGGCATGCGCAGCAAACTCGAAGACATACTCAAGGAGATCGAGGTCGACGAGAGGAGGCGGGCGTTCGCGTGAGCACTTACATCACCATACAGGGCGACAAGTGGGACCTGATCGCCCTGCGGGCCTACGGAACCACGTCGTTCATCGACACGCTGATGACGGCGAACACACAGCACATAGGGACATATCTCTTTCCGGCGGGGATCAGCATCACGATCCCGGACATCGACCTTGACAGCGCGACGAACAACGCGAATCTGCCGCCATGGAAGCAGGTGGAAGCATAATGGCCGACAAAGCGAGACAGACGCGCGTCTCGGTCGAATTCGACGGGATCGACGTGTCGAAGGTCATCAACAAATACCTCCTCTCGCTCAGCTACATCGACAACGAGGAGGACGAGGCCGACGATCTGCAGATCAAGCTGGAGGACCGGAGCGGCGTATGGCTGCAGGACTGGCTCAAGGACTACATCGAGAAGGGCGCGGAGACGATCAGGAACGAGACCCGGACAGAGCAGCAGTACATCACCGTGAACGACAGGCACTATACCCACTACCGTTCCGTATCGAAGGGCTATTCGACATTCGAGTCTGTGCTTTGCCAGATCTACCTGCTGTATCTCGGGTATCTGACTGAAATCAAGGTCAAGACGGACGACACGACGGTCAACGCGATCAAGGCGTTCCAGCAGAACAACGGCCTGGGTGTCAGAGGGAAATGCAAGTCCGACACGTGGAAAAAACTTGTAGAGCAGGTGAACGGGAACACATACAGAAAGTACCGGTGCAAGTTCACCGCCAAGAAGGCGATCACGCTTACGGAAACGTGCAGCTCCCGCGGCAAGAAGGTGACCACGATCGAGAAGGGCAAGACGCTCACCGTGACCGACATCCCGGCAAAGGACTGGGTACAGGTCAGCTACAACGGAAAGACCGGCTGCTGCAAGGCGAGCCGGGTGAAGCTGTCCAGCGTGGAACTGTGGACCAAGCAGGTGCCGACCGGCAGGATCAAGGGCATGCGCATTAAAGCGAGCATCAGCACCGTGGACAAGAACGGCAGGACCGTCACGACCGACTGCGGATCCTTCGAGGTGGACGATATCAAGGCGACAGGCCCGGCGTCAAACGTAACGGTCAAGGGGCTGTCCCTGGGCTACAACGGCATCAGGAAGACCGAGAACGACAAGTCATGGGAATATACGACGCTCAAGAAGATCGCGACGACCATCGCGGATAAATACGAGATGGGGACGCTGTTCGACTTCACGTATGACAAGCACTACGAGAGGGTCGAACAGGCCGAGGAGACAGACATCGCGCTGCTCAAGAGACTGTGCCAGGAGTGCGGCTACTCGCTCAAGATCGCGAACAACCAGATCGTGATCTATGACCAGCGGAAATACGAGGACCTTGAGGAGGTCGCTACGTTCACGTTCGGCGACGGCACCTATACGAAGTGGACGCTGTCGACCGGGCAGGGCCAGGTGCAGTACGACCTCTGCGAGGTGAGCTACACCGACCCTGGCACCGGCAAGGCCATCAAGGGCACCGCCTACACGGAAGAGTACAAGGAAAAGCTCAAAATGAAGAGGAAAACAAGAATAACAAAAAGAGCAGCAAGAAGACCGAAACGGAGGAAGAGGTCGAAAAGCTGATCGTGACCAACCGCAAGGTGTCGAGCGTGGCCGAGGCGACGGAGCTTGCGGAGAAGCTATTGAAACTCAACAACAAGTTCGAGCGCGAGGCGACGATCACGACGAAGGGCAATCCGCTGCTCTGCGCGGGCATGACGGTGAGGCTTAAAAAGTTCGGCTACTGGAGCGGGAAATACCTGATCCGGCAGGCGAAGCACGACGTGTCGCAGAGCGCCGGATATACGACCACCATCGAACTGAGGAAGGTCGACGAGGCCGTATATCCGACGAAGGCAGTGCCCAAGTTCTACAAGGTCGGCGACCAGGTGCAGTTCAAGGGCGGCGTACAGTACAAGGGCTCGTCGTCCAGCGCGAGGCAATCCAGCTCAAAGCGCAGGGAGGGCCCGGCGCTGATCCTCAAGGTCGCCCTCGGCGACGCGCACCCATACAAGCTGCAGGGCGGCAGGTACAACAAGCTGACCGGCAACTGCAACGTGGACGGCTGGGTAGATAAGGGAATGTTCACATAAGGAGGCGTGGCAATGGCAACTGTGAAAATAGGCATCGTTTCGGCCATCGACGAGGACAGCATGACCGCGCGCGTGTACTTTCCCGACCACAGCGACATGGTCTCCGGCTGGCTGTACGTGCTGCAGCGGCCCGGCGAGGCGCTCACGACCGACACCGCGGACGGCCACAGACACACGGGATACGTGAAGAGCTGGATGCCCGCGGTCAACGACAAGGTGCTGGCCATATATCCGGGCGGCTTCGACATGGATGGGTACGTGCTGGGGGTGATACCGTGAATGTATGCAGTCTGGGCGGCGTGGTATTCTCCGTGTCCGAAAAGACCGTCAAGACGATCAAGAATCTGAGCTGGAAGACGTCTGCGTCCTACGCGGCGCACAAGCTGCACGGGCGCAAGGGCATCATCGAGTACACGGGCACGGAGCCGGACGAGATCGAATTCGAGGCCGACTTCTCGGCGTTCCTGGGCGTCAATCCGCTGAAGATGCTTAACAGGCTTCGCAAGCTGGTGACGGACCACAACGTGGTGCAACTGATCGTCGGAACGGACACGATCGGCGGGAACTGGGTGGTCACGAACGTGGACGCGAGCAGCGATTCATTCTACATGGACGGCACGATGCTCGCGATCTCCGCAAAAATCAAGATCAAGGAATATCCGGAGGAATGAGCCATGAAGATGCGATTCGAAGAGGGCATGGCTCTTACCTTTGAGCCTGCGAGCAGGGCGGAGGAAAAGATCCAGCAGATCTATATCGTGCTGAGCACGACGCGCGGCGAAGTGCCCTGCTACCGCGACTTCGGCGTGGACAGGGAATACCTGCACAAGCCCGTGCTGGTCGCGAAGACGATGTACGCGGCGGCGATCTTTGAGGCGATAACGCGATACGTCGACGGCGTGACGGTGACCGGCGTGACGTTCGAGAACGACGCAGACACGCCCGACATGCTGCGCCCGATACTGGAGGTGACGTTCGATGAGTAGGGCATCCGGAAGCGATTACCAGTTCGTAGACGACGATCTCGACGCCATCATGGACGATCTGATCGAGAAATACGAGCTGATGACAGGGCGCACGGTACAGCCGTCCAGCCCGGAGAGACTGTTTATCGCGTGGATTTCTGACACGCTGGTGGAGACGTACGCCAGAATCAACTACGCGGCGAACCAGAACATACCTTCCCGCGCCGAGGGCGAGAACCTGGACGCGCTGGGAGAACTGTATTTCGACGAAGGGCGCCCCGCGGCCACGCCCGCGACCGTGACGATGCGGTTCACGCTGAGCGCGGCGCAGCTTACGAACGTGGTCATACCGCAGGGGACGCGGGTCTCCCCCGCCTCGGGCGAACCGATCTTCGCGACCACGGAGATCGCCATGGTCGCCGCGGGGAGCACGTACGCGGACGTGGTGTGCGAGTGCACGACGGACGGCGTCGCCGGCAACGGCTTCTCGGCGGGACAGATCAACACGCTGATCGACATCAGCAACGTGCTGTACTACGACCACTGCGCGAACATCGACGAATCGGCGGGCGGCGCTGACGAGGCGACTGACGACGAATACTACGAGCTGCTGGTCGCGAGTCAGGCGGCGTATTCCTGCGCCGGTTCGCGCGGCGCTTACGAATACTGGGCGAAAAGCGTATCGACCAGCATCGCGGACGTGGTGGTGAATTCGCCCAGCGCGGGAACGGTAAAGATCTATGCCATCATGGACGACGGGACAATCGCGGACTCCGCGACGAAGGCCGCGATACTGGAGGCGTGCAGCGAGGACAGCGTGCGGCCGCTGACCGACAACGTGACGGTGGCGGATCCTGCGATCGTATCGTACGACATCGCGCTTACATATTACCTTCCAAGCAATTCCACCGCGAGCACGAGCGACATGGAGGCCGCCGTCGCGAGCGCGGTCGACGAATATGTCGCCTGGCAGTGCTCGAAGATGGGAAAGGACATCAACCCGTCCAAGCTAATCTCGATGGTCATCGCCGCCGGCGCGAGGCGCGTGGAGGTCACCGATCCGGTGTTCACCGCGCTCAACGACGGGCGAAGCAGCACGGTCACGCCCCAGATCGCCGCCGTCGACACGATCTCGCTGACGAACGGAGGGACCGAGGATGACTAACGGGATCACCC